ACGTCGTGTACAGAACGAAGGCCCAACCTCGACGATGCGCCTCGGCGATGAACCGATCGACCTCATCGTCGGACACGTGATCCAGGTCAGCCGCGTAGCAGCCGAAGGCCTCGACATTGACGTTCGCTCGAGAGGTGCTCGGGGGGTAGATCGCGGGACTGAACGCGGGGCACTCGAGCTTCGTGCCGGCGGGGCGGAACTCGTGTTTGAAGGTCGCCGCAAACGCGTCCCACGACCGCTCGACGCGGATCGGGCGGTTGCTCCGGGCATGGGTGAAAAGCGTCAGCCGCATAGCGCCAGGAGCCAATCCGAGCTCACTGCGTACACTGTGGCCAAACGTGCGAGGTCTGTTGCGTTTGGTGTCGTTCGGCCCTGTTCCCAGCTCGCGACCGTCTGCGCGGTTACGCCTATTTTCTCGGCGACTTTCTCTTGCGATAATTGCGCCGCGGCGCGGGCCGCACGGAGCCGTTCGGGGAGCTGAGGGGATAGCATGGGATCTCTTGATACATGCAGGGTGTAAAAGGGTCAAGTGAAAAGAAGTGGGCCAGGTAAAAGAGAACGATGCCGAGGTGTTAGGCCGATTGACCCACTTTGGGAGGGGTGGCCCAGATCAAAGTGGGCCGAAAAAGTCGAGGGGTTACAGGCGGATAGGGGCCATTTACCCACTTACCCACTTTTTCTAGAGGATAAGTAGGAGGGGAGGGTGTTGTTACTATACAGACTTGTATAGATACCAAATTATAGATCCCCCCACTAAATAGGGAAAAAGTGGGTAAAGTGGGCCGAGGGGGGTTAAGTGGCTGTTTCGATTGCGGAATCCTGGCCCAGCACGATCTGGGCCGTTATCGGTCGATTTACTGATGGTAATCTAAGTGCGCGGAACGGTTGGTGGCGGGGTCGTGGGTTCATTTAATTGGGGGCTGCAGGTGCTCGAAATCTTGAGGCTTTTCGGGGGTGTGGCTGTAAGTGCGCGGAATGCTTGACTTCGTATTTACATTCGGTATATTCCCGGTATGCAGTTGAGGCCCATCGAGTGGAACGACGAGTGTTCGTGGCTGCGCCAGCCCTGCGACACAGAGAGCCGCTGGAGGGCGTTCCAGGCCTACCGCGACCAGCCGCCGCCTCGAACCGTGCGAGGCGCTAGCGAGGCTCTGGGGGGGCAGCAGAAACGCACGCTCGAATATTGGTCTACTGAGTGCATGTGGCCCGAGCGATGTGAAGAGCTCGACCGATATCTCGAGGCCCAGCGTGTGGCCGTCGTCGTCGACGTCTTGAAGGAAGACGCTCGCGAGACCGCGGCCGAGCACATAGGGCAACTTCGTGAGGCTCGTGACATCGCGGTCGCGGTCGTGAGGCAGTGGGCGAAGAAGCTCGAGCGCGGCGAAACGATCGAGGGGTGGTCCCCAAACGACGTGCGCCAGATGATTCGCGACACCATCACCTTGGAACGCCTGGTGAGGGGTGAGGCAACCGAGCGCGTCGAGCACGGGCTTGTGGATCTGTCGAAGCTCTCGGTTGACGACATGTCCGAGCTCAAGAGGCTGGAAGCGAAGGCGGGGGCGGAGTAGGTTGGAGGTACCTCAGGCGTCTGCAGCGCCTGGGTTAGCATGTGCCCCCGTCGGACCTATCGGGACCCCGGCGGGGGTTTTTTCGTGAGGGGTGTCGATTCGGGGTTGACCTGATATCAGGATAGGGTTATATTCAGATCATGAAGACGACAGCCGCACAGCAAAGGGTCCTTGACGAAGTGCGTCGCGCTAATGCCGAAGGCTGTGAAGCTGTGTTCGAGGTTACTGTTGGCTATCGCAAAGCGACCCGGGCGAGTGTTCGGGTGTTGAACACTTTGCAGGATCAAGGTCGTATAACCTGGAGCAGGCATTACCCGTGTGCGTCGAGCAGCAGTTATGTCGCCGTGGTGACTGTCGTTGCTCCCCACCCCAAACCCTGATATAAGGCTAGCCATGCCCCATACACCTAACAACACCAAGCTCGGACAATCAATCAAAGACACCTACATGCGCGGGTTCCGCATGGCCGTGAACGGCGAAGACCCCGGGCCCTTGCACCCCGAGTCGCATCTAGCGCGGGGGCATGCCTTCGGTGCGTTCGCCGTGAGCGTGGCGCGAAGCACAGCGAAGGACAACGCCGATCGGGTGCTGAACAGCGCTGCCATGACGCAGGCCCAGGAGAACGCTGAGAGCGGACAACGCGTTCTGTGGGACGGGGAAGACATCGGTAGGTACCTGGGAGACGCGGGAGGGGGGAGCGACGCGTGTTTGGTCGAGCGCCCCGGCGGGGTTGTTGAGCGTTGGAATAAGCATCATGAATTGCTGACAATCGACGACGTGAGAGAGGGCATGCACGGCCCTGAGGTCGAGAGCGCCGACATACTCCACGAGAAGTACCCGCCGTTGCCCAATACCCACGTTGGGCGCGATGAGCTCAAGGGGCGGATCATCGAAGCTGTGCGAGCGGTGCTCCCGCCTGTCGAGCCCTTTGTCGAGTTCGACGAACCCACCAAAGAGCAGATCGAGCGCCGGGAGCTCTCAGGCACGATGGGTGTGCGCGTGGTGAAGCCGTGAACTGCCCCCGATGCAACGCACCCATGCTCAGGCTCTACGGGCCACATTGGTGGATCACGTTGTTCCCTGTGACCAAGTGGCGCTGCCCGGAGCACCCCGACGCGGACACACTCGAAGTGACGCACGAGTATATCTTGCCGGGAGCCATTCACAGCATCGTGATCAGAGGAGTGATCGAGGTATGAAACGCTGGAACGAAAAGCAGAAGGCCACGATCGAGACCCCGGCGATCGATGCGTTCTTGAAAGAGATCGAGGCAGTGTGCCGAAAGCACGGCTTCGCAATCTCGCACGAGGATTCACACGGTGCGTTCGTGGTCGTCAAGCACACCGAAGGTTCGTACCTCTATGCTGCGGAGGATGGCACGTGAGCGACACTCAACCCACGGTCCCGCCATGGTCGACCGTCGTCGAAGCGCTCGAGGCCAGGGGGCTTCGCGAGCCCCTCGTGGCCGTGGTGCGACCGATGGGCGTAACCATGTTCGAGGCTTGCGGACGCACCCGGTCAACGCGCATCGTGGCCGCACGTCACGCCGCGTGGAAGAAGCTGCGGGAGCTCGGCTTTAGCCTGAATGAGATCGCCCGGTTGTGGGGGGTGGATCAATCGAGCGTGTCGTACGGGCTGGCCGGGGTGAAGAGAAGGCGGAAAAAGAAAGTGAAAAAGGCTTGACCTGATATCAGGATAGGGTTATATTCAGATCATGAAGACGACGAACAACCCCGACCGCACCTCAGCCACCTACTTCCTGACCGCACGCGGCGAGGCAGAATCCACCCTGCGCCGGGCTCTGAGCTCCCGCAATGAAGACGGGTACACCAGCCGCGCCTGGAACCGGGCTTTCTGCCGACGGCTCATCGCCCGTGTGCGACGGTTGCAGACGTCGTGCTAGCCTACCCCGGCACGGTAGGGCCCTATCCCCACCGTGCCGAGCCCTCGGCGCCCTCGCCTGCGCCGGGGGTTCACTTTGATCGCACGAGCTGCTGGTAAGTCGCGACACGGGCTAGCAAGCGACGCCTTAGCTCCCCCTGCGTCAACCGGTCCCGGGGGATCCCGCCGTACCGCTTGAACACGCACAGAGGCGCTCCGTAGCACCCGACGATGATCGGACGCAGGTACACGGCCGCGACTTCCACCGCTCGAGCGGTCGCCTCAGGGCTCACCCCTATCACTTGCTTCGCGGTGTATTTGTGCCGCAGGATCTTCCCGTCTTTGCCGACCATGACCTGAAACAATCCCGCTTCACCTGCCGCGCCGCGCTTCTTCCCGCTGTGTATGTCCAGCCGGAACGAGCTTTCATGCTTCGCGACCGTGATCAGAAATCGGGCCAGCCGGATGTCCCCTTTTGCCTCGGCGGAGATCGCCGCGGCGATCACCTGATACCGCACGCGGGCGAGCTCCTCGCCCTCTTTCTGATACTTCGGCGGGACCAACCCGATCATGAGCGCAAGGATTATCAGAGTTTTCATAGCCACACCTCTAGCAGATCTGATATAAGGGTGTCATGTCAAAACAACCCATCGTCGGACCGTACACCGGCGTTACATTCGGTTCGATGATCCGTGAAGCGTTCGACAAGTCGGGGATGACGCAAGTGCAATTCGCCCAGCGGCTGGGAGTGACCCAACCCCGGATCGTGGAGATCTTCAATCAAGCGAGCATGACCGAGGCGCTGCTCGATCGGTGCATGGTGGCGCTCAGGGTCAAGTTCGAGGCGAGGATCGTAGCGTGATGGATCGTCACGAGTTGAGAGCGCTTGCAGCTTCTGCACGCGTGCATCCGACAACCGCAGAGCGGTCTGTGTTTGGGGCACGGGTTAGGTTCAGTCACGCGAAAAGGATCGCAGACGCGCTGCGTGACATCGACCGCGGGGATCTCATCCGTCGCATACCTCCCGGCCGCGTTGTGCAAGAGGCTGGCGGTGCGATGCTCGAAGCCGATACCGTAGAGGTGCCCCGATGAGCTCCTGGCGCGACACTGGGGGCGGCCGCGTCAAGTGCGACGACAGCGGCCGCATGGGCACCCTCGTCCCGGGGCATCACGTGGTTGTCGACGGGCAAGACAATCGCACAGTCACGTTCACACGCGCCGAATGGGCCAAGCTCGAGGCGTTGGCGGCGAAGCGGAGCACCCCGAAGCGGCCGTGGACGGCGCGACAGTGCATCAGGGATTTCGTCAAGAGGTGCCAGCCGTGAAACCCACCGAACGCCTAGCGCTCGCCAAGCGCCCCGATGCGACCCAATGCGTTGCATGCGGGGGCTCCGGAGCCCGCTCTACAGGCGGCACGTGTGGAGCGTGCAAGGGTGGGGGGTCTATCTTGCCCCAGCACTCGAGCGAGACCGTCGAGCACTACACCCCGCTCTATATCGTCGACGCTGCGCGGCGAGTGCTCGGGGGGATCGATCTGGATCCTGCGTCGTGCGCGATGGCGCAAGATCTGATCAAAGCCGAAGTCTGGTACGGGGAGAACTCGTCCGACGGCGAAGACGGACTAGAAGAGCCGTGGGGAGGTCGGGTGTTCCTGAACCCGCCCGGTGGCCGCGTGTCCGAGAAGGGCCTAGGCACGAGCTCGAACGCGGCGCTGTGGTGGGCCAAGCTCGCCAGCGAATGGCAAGCGGGTGAAGTCGAGGCTGCGATCTTCGTGGGCTTCACGCTCGAGATCCTAAGAAGCGCGCAAGCGCTTGACGTGCCGCAGCCGTTGGACTTCCCGATCTGTGTGCCGAAGTCGCGGATCAAGTTCGATACGCCGGTGTATTCCGATCAAGGTGAGCCTTACCAGAGGGAGGCGTCATCGAGCCCGACGCATGCGAACGTGATCGTGTATCTTCCGCCCAGGGTGCCCGGCACGTCCGTGCCTGGCAGCGTCGCGGGGTTTCTCGGGGTCTTCGGGGAGATCGGCCGGTGCCGGGAATGATGGGTTTCGCCGAAGGTGCGGGGTGGGCGTCGGCGGTGTGTATGCTGCTCTTGTTCGGGTTTTGGGTGGGCACCCAAGCCGAACGCCAGGAGCACCGATGCATCCCAACCGTGTGCCCCGCCCTGAGCGATTACACGCTCACGCTTCCGGTCTACACCGATCGTGATCGGTGGTTGAACGACCTCGACGCGTGTCTCGATGAAATGGGGAGAGAATGATCAGGTTCGTAGATCTGCGACCGGCTGAGATCGTGTGCGTTCGGTTCGCTTTTTGGGACACTATCAGGGATCGTTTCGTGGAGGGCTCGACGGGGCAGGGTTGGGAAACGTGGCAAGAGTTTCTTGAAGACATGCCCCCGAACCTCCCCGAGAATACGCGGGCGCGCTTTCGTGGGTTGGTGCCTTCGTGGGTGGACGAAGAGCTTAGTTCATGACCCAACACTTTCGCATCCCCCCACACGCGCTCGACCGCGAGCTCGTGATGCGAGACGCGCCGGGGTCCCTACACCGGTTCGTGCTGATGTGCTTTCGCATCGTCGAGCCTACGGCGTACGTCGACAACTGGCATATCAGGATCTTGTGTGCATACCTCGAAGCCGTGAGCCGGTGCGAGATCATGAGGCTCGTGATCAACGTCCCGCCCGGGACCATGAAGTCTCTCACGGTGTCGGTGTTCTGGCCGCTCTGGGAATGGATCCACCGGCCCGAAACCAAGTGGATGTATGCATCTTACGATGCGACCTTGAGCGCTCGCGACGGACGGCGCATGCTCCGCGTGCTCCAAAGCAGGTGGTTTCAAAAGCGGTTTGATCCGCGCCTGACGGAGCTCCGTCCCGCGGCGACAGACTTCGACAACTCGGCCGGCGGGTTCCGGTTCGCTACCTCGGTCGCCGGCAAAGCGACCGGGCGACATGCTGATATCCAAGTAGTCGACGATCCGATCAAGCCGTATGACATGCGAGGATCGCTGTCCTTGGGCATGACGAAGAAAGCGATCCAAGCCGTCTCTACTTGGTGGCGCGAGACGATGTCCAGCCGTCGCGCTGATCCCGAAACGTTCCGCCGGGTGATTGTCATGCAGCGTCTGCACGAAGACGATCTAGCGGGTGAAATGTTGCGCGAGGGCGGGTGGGTGCACTTGTGCTTTCCGATGCGCGCGGAGCCCGAACAGTTGTGTGCCTGCCGCGATCCCGAGTGCACTCCCGAGGATCCGCGGCGGATCGTCGGTGAGCTCTTGTGGCCCGAGCGCTTTCCCGAAGACGTGGTGAAGGAAGATGAAACGACGGGCATGGGCCCCAGCGTCGCCGCGGCGCAGAACCAACAACGACCCACCCCAGCGTCAGGCGGGATCTTCCAAAAGTCGTGGTTCCGCTACTGGCATCACCAGGCCGGACACTCGGTGCCGAACGATCCGAAATTCCCTTGCCGCGATGAAACGTGTTTCGCGTTGCCCGATGAAGGTGTGTGGCTTCAGTCGTGGGATATGACTTTCAAGGGCACGGACGGAACGGACTTCGTCGCGGGCGGGGTGTGGCTCTACGACGCGCCGCGGGCGTTCCTGGTGGCTCAGGTGTGCGCTCGTATGTCGTTTGTCGAGAGCTGCCGTGCGGTGGTCGCGATGTCCGCGCGCTACCCCATGGCGATCACGAAGGCGATCGAGGACAAGGCGAACGGACCCGCGATCGTGAGCGCGCTCGAGCTGCAGATCTCGGGGCTTGTGCTCGTCAATCCCGAGGGCGGGAAAGAGGCTCGCGCGCATGCGTGCTCAGGCTTGTTCGAAGCGGGAAACGTGTTCATTCCGCACGACTCGATCGCTCCGTGGTGTCCAGCCTATCGCGCCCAGATGTCCACGTTTCCGCGCGGGGTCAACGATGACATGGTAGATCAGACCACACAGGCGTTGATCCGTTTGCAGCAGAAACATGTGCCCTTCGCTCAGGCGATGCGTGCCGTAAGAGAGACCTGGAAAAATGGCTAACTATCTGTCGAGGCTCTTCGAGCAAGGTCTTTCTTTCGTTCAAGACAACTGGCAGAACGTCATGACCGGGCTTGGCACGGCCCGCGACAAGACCGTTTTCGGATCGTTTCAGAATCTGCAGCCCATTCGCGACAACGAACTTACGGCGCTGTATCACCAGAACGACACGGCCCGAAAAGTCGTTGCCTTGAAGCCTCAGGAAATGATGCGCCAGGGCTTCACGGTCAATGTCGAAGAAGATGTCGACGCGTCGGGGGATATCGTCGAGTCACTTCTAGATCTCGATACCGGCGCCAAGGTTCGAGACGCGATGATCTGGGGGCGGCTGTACGGGGGCGCGGCCGTGATCATCGGCGCCGACGACGGCTTGCCGGCCGACGAGCCCTTGGATGAAAACAGGATCCAATCGGTCGACTTTCTGCAGGTGATTGACAAGCGCTTTTTGCTCCCCGATGTTTTCTTTGGGGAGCACGAACCCCAGCTCTTTCGCGTGGTGCCCCGCACCGGGAGTTCTGAAACGGCCGTGGTCCACCGGTCACGGTTGCTGCTGTTCGGTGGCGCACACACCAGCGACGAAGAGCGGGTGAAGCAGGGCGGGTGGGATCACTCGGTCATCACAGGGATCTACGACGTGCTTCGGATGTTCGATAGCGTGTGGAAGTCGAGCGAACACCTGATGTCCGATGCCAGCCAAGCCGTGTTCAAGATCCAGGGCCTGATGGCGATGATCGCAGGGCAGCAAAAGGAAGAGCTCCAAACGCGTATGCAGTTGGTGGACATGTCGCGATCGGTGGCGCGTGCCGTGCTGCTCGACGCGGACGGGGGAGAAGAGTTCAAGCGCGAGGGGTCGAGCTTTACCGACGCTTCAGTCATGGTCGAAAAATTCATGATGCGTCTGGCGAGCGCAGCGGATACCCCGGTCACGATCTTCATGGGTCGAAGCCCCGCCGGGCAAAACGCGACGGGGGATGCCGACTTTCGGTGGTTCTACGATACGATCAAGACGGCGCAAAAAAACGATCTCTTGCCCCAGCTCAAGAAGCTTGTGCGAATCCTGATGCTTTCGAAGGACGGACCCACGGGGGGCAAAGAGCCGGACAAGTGGGCGATCAAGTTTGCGCCGCTGTGGCAGCTAACGCCGAAGGAACAAGCGGAGCTCGAAGAACTCACCGCGAAGAAGGACAAGCTGTACATCGACGCAGAGGTGTTGCTGCCGGAAGAAGTCGCAGAATCCCGTTTCCGCCCGGAAGGGTTCTCGACCGAGACGCAGATCGATCAAGACGTGCGCGAAGGGATGCTCGAAGCGGAGCGCGCGCCGGTCGAACCCGTCGAGGGCGAAGAGAAGTCTGCCGAAGAGCCGGTCGAAGAAACTGGGAAAGTCGTGTTGGCCCCGACCGACGTGAAGGTGATCACCCGCGTGAACGAAGGCCGAGCCGCTTCGGGCTTGTCCCCGCTCAGTATCGAAGAGGGCGGAAACCTCTTCATCGCAGAGTTCGACGCCTTGCAAAAAGCGAAGGGCGAAGCGGTCGGAGCAGCCGAAGGGGACGTCGCGGCGGGAGAGATCGATCCAGGTGCCTCAAAGGATCCGCCCCCCGCCTTTGGTGCGCCGCCTCCCCCCGTAGAGACCCCACCCGATGGCGAAGAAGATCCCGAACCGGGCGACGCGTAGAGCGCTCTCGGCACGACCGCCGCGGGCACAAGCGCTCGCGATGGCGAAGCTGATCCGGGATCGGCTGACGCGTCTCGAGAAAGTGATCGAGCGTTTGCTGTTCCCGGTGCTGGGCCAGTTCTCGCCCAAGGTCGGATCGCCAGATCAGCCACGCGAAGACGCGACCTTACCCCGGTTCGTGTCCGCGCGCCTCGAAGCGATCGAATTGCACTTGATCGAGATCTTCGACGATGTCGAGCTCGACGGCGCGCTCGAAGTGATCGGCCGGCGGGTGTCGAAGAAAAACGGAACCGAGTTACAGCGCGTGGTGGGGATCGCGATCCGTCAAGCCGATCAAGGTATCGGCGCACAGCTCGAAGGCTTCCGGCAAATCAACGTCCAACGGATCAAGTCGCTGGCGGGGCAAGAGCTCGTGCAAATCACACAGCTCTTGCAAGCGTCCGAAGGACAAGGGCTTCGCGTCGAGGTTCTTCGGAAGCAAATTCAAGAGCGTTTCAGCGTCACGAAAGGCAAAGCGGATCTTCTCGCTCGAGATCAAACGCTTACCTTGAACGCTCAGATCGCGCGCAACCGTCAGACGAATCTGGGGATCGAATCCTACGTGTGGACGACGTCGGGCGATGACCGTGTGCGCGACGGTACTGCAGGCCCGTTAGACCACGCGATCCTCGACGGGGAAACGTTCCGCTGGGATAACGCACCCGACGTCGGAGACGGTCGTAGGCTCCACCCTGGCGAGGATTTCCAGTGTAGGTGCACAGCCTTTCCAGTTCTGCCCGAGCTTGCCTAGTCCCGTGATTCCGTGCTAGTGCCTGGATCGTGGGTACGGAAACAGTCGAGCGCTTGGACGTCGGACGTTTGAGCCAGATCGAGCGAACGCCTCAAGGCGGCTTGCGGATCCCGGCACACCTTACCCGCACCGGGGTCTTCGCCTACACACTGCCGGATGGCAGCGTGCGCCGGGAGCTCCGGCACCCGGATGAGGTGTTCGCGAAGGATTCGCTAGCGACGCTGTCCGGGGCGCCCGTGACCAACAGACATCCCGCCACACCGGTGCGACCCAACAACTGGCGCAAGCTTTCGGTCGGTCATGTTGGCGAAGACGTGAAAGCGGACGGACGGTTTATTGCCGCGCCGATCCTCGTGCAAGACGCGAGCACGATCAGCGATGTGGACAAAGGGGATCTGAAAGAGATCTCTTGTGGCTACTCGTGTCGCCTGGACAACACCCCGGGCGAGCACAACGGCGAGCACTATGACGCGGTGCAGACGTCGATCAAATACAACCACGTCGCGCTTGGTCCGAAGGGCTGGGGGCGGGCAGGCAATGAAGTCGCTTTGCGGCTCGACTCAAACGGAAACCAGATCGAGAGACAAGAGGAAATCATGCCCACGAAGACCATCAGGATCGACGGCGTTGACTACGAGGTCGGGTCGGACGCGCACCTCAGCAAGGTCGAGTCGATGCACAAGGCCAAGCTCGACACCGTCACCGCGAAAGCCGACGACGAGAAGAAGCGCGCAGACGCTGCCGAAGGCGAGCGCGACGGCTTGAAAAAGGAGCTCGCCGAAGCCAACGATCCGAAGCGGCTCGACGGCTTGGTTTCCGACCGCGTCGCACTCGTGAGCACGGCGCGCAAGGTGCTGGGCGACGAAGAGAAACTCGACGGCAAGACCGACCGCGAGATCATGATCGCGACCATCCGCCACGACGACGAAGACTTCGACGCCGAAGGTAAGTCGGACGAGTATGTCCGCGCCTACTTCGAGGCAACCGCCAAGGGCTCGACGCGGCGCCAGGACGCTGGCGGGATCAAGGCCGTTGCCGCGGCCGCTCGTGAGGCATCCGCCAAGGGTGGCGACAAGGGCAAGCGCCAGGACGGAGGCGGCGAGCAGGTCGACCGCTTCGACGCCAAGGCGGCACAGCAGCGCATGCACGAACACAACCGCGAGCTGGCTTCGCAGCCCCTTCGCTTCACCCGCAGCAACTGAGGATCGACATGCCGCAGACCGTACATGCACTGAACATCCCGCAAGCCCGCCCCGGCATGGTTGCCGACGCGGGCCGCGCGAAAGACGTGATCTCGCGTCTCGCCGAAACCGCAACCGGGATCCGAGCGGGCACGCTGATGGTCCCGGGGACCGACGCAGAAACGCAGGCGCTCCCCCCGACCGCGACCGGCCAGGTGTCGGACGGTGACGGACTGGGCATCGTCATGTATGACGCCTCGAAGATGCCCGCGCGTACCGCGGTCGCCATCGCCGTCGATGCCGAATACGACGACGAAGAGACCTTGCCGATCGTACAGAAGGGCCGGATCTGGGTGCTCTGCGACGACGCCGCAACGGTCACCGCCAACACGGCGGCGTTCGTTCGCTTCACGGCCGGCGCGGGCGAAGTGCTCGGGGCCTTCCGCGAAGACGCGGACGGAGGCGACGCAGTGGCGTTGCCGCTCGCCGTGTTCCGATCGGCGCATCAGGATGTGGTGTTCCAGGCGGACACCTTCCGGATCGCCCTACTCGAGATCAACCTGCCCAGCATCTGATCGAAGGACAAGAACATGAACGCACCTCTGGATTTCTTCATCGATCACTCATGGCTTCAGGCCGAGATGGCACGTCGAGGTCAACGCCTCGACGCGGGTGAGACCGCGGCGCTCGCTCGACAGCTCGAGCACATCTTCGCGCAGACCTACGACATCAAATACAGCGAGCTGAAAGCCCGCCGTTTCATCCCGGTCGACACCTCCGTCGATCCCGGCGCGGAATACTACACGTATCGCCAGTGGGATCAGATGGGCATGGCGAAGATCATCGCCAACTACGCCGACGATCTGCCCCGCGTCGATGCGCTCGCGAAAGAGTTTCCAGCGCCGATCAAGTCGCTGGGCGCCGCGTACGGATTCTCGATCCAGGACATGCGCCGATCCGCCATGGCCGATTCGCAGCTCGACAGCCGCAAGGCTGCCACCGTGCGACGTGCACACGAGCAAGCGGTCGATCAGATCGCAGCCATCGGAGACTCTGATGCTGGTCTCGGTGGGTTCACGAACAACGCCAACGTCCCGCTGGTCACCCCCGACAACGCGCCCTGGTCGACGGCGACCCCGCTCGAAATCGTGGCTGATGTCAACAAGCTGTTGAATGCGATCGTGACGGCGACGCTCGAGACCTTCGAGCCGGATACGTTGCTTCTGGACACGGCGAGTTTCCAGATCATCAACTCCCGGCCGATGAGCTCGACCGGTGACAGCGACAAGACGATCCTCCGGTTCTTGCTCGACAACAACCCGTTCTTGTCGAACATCGATCAGTGGGCTCGGCTCACCACGGCCGGCGCCGGATCGACGACAAGGCTTGTCGGATACAAGCGCAGCGACGAAGTGTTGGCGCTCGTCATCCCCCAAGAGTTCGAGCAATTCGCGCCGCAAGCGCGCAACCTCGAGTTCGTGATCCCCACCCACAGCAGGATCGGCGGAGTGTCGGTTCGCTATCCGTTGGCCATGGCGTACATGGACGGCACCGGAGCTTGATCGATGGCAACTTCAGACAGCAGAGTTTCGATCGTTGATATCGATCAGCTGGCGGTCACGGCCGCGGAGACCGCGATCAACGCGGAGATCGAAGTGCTCGAAGCCGCGGGCTTCGTGGTGCGCGAAGTCCTGACCCACAAATACGGGCCGTCTCACGACCCGAAAGAGGCGGTCAAGTTGCTTGGGGTGATCCCTTCGCACCTCGACCACAGCAACAGCGCGGCGCACGACATCCACTTGAAGAGTGCGCAGACCATGATCCCCTTGCCGTTGCACGGCTTGAACGACAAGGACGGCGATCCGCTGGTCAAGTTCGTGACCGGGGATACTGAAGTCCCGGGCTACAACCTGGCTGACTCGGAAGCCTACGGCGTTCGGTGGAACAACAAGGCGACGCACGATCCGTTCTTGCTGTCGATCCCGATGCCTCAGGATGTGGACAACGCCGAAGACATGGTCGTTCATATCTTGGCGAGCAAGACCGGCGCGACCGTGGGTGACGCGACCACGTTCACGGCGACGGGGTTCTTCCACACGGTTGGCGCCTTGCACGACGCGGACGCCGATGTGGGTGGGGCGAGCTCGGCCATGACGGGCGACGCCACGGCCAAGACCGTTCAAGAGGTCACGCTCACGATCGCCTCGGCGGACGTGCCCGCGTCGCCTTCGTCGCTGTCGCTCACGCTGCAGCCCACGGACGGCACGCTGGCGACCGATGACGTTGTCATCGAGGGTTGGTGGATCGAGTACACGCCGCAGCTCTTGACCAGCTGATCTCACCACAACCCGATCGAGCCCGAGAGCGTGCAAGCGCCTCGGGCTTCTTCGGTGAAAGGCGAGAACCCCCATGGCATCCCTGAACAACAAAACCGAACGACTCCTCACAGGTCCCACGATCCCCGGGCACGGCACAGCCAGTTGGCCCCCCGGTGTGAGCCCGCTCGATCTCAACTACTGGAACGCCGCCAAGCGTAACGGGATGATCAAGGTGTGGCTCCAAGAGCGGTACATCAGCGTCGACTTGCGAGTCGAGCCCAAAGCCGAAGACGGGCCGACCGCGGCGGAGCTCGCCGTGCTTCCCACCAAAGAACTCGAGGCGTCGCTAGTCGATGCACCGAAGGCGTGGGCCGTGGCGATCCAGGTGGAGCTCGATCGCCGCAAGGCGGATCTGGCGACCCGCGTGCGCGAAGACTTGACCGGGCTCAAGGTGGAAGAAGCCTTGCCACTGATCGTGGCCGAAACCTCCGCCGAAACGCTCGAGCGCTGGTCCGAAGCGGACAAGCGTAAGACGATCGGCGAAGCCATCGATGAGCGTCTCGGTGATCTGATCCTGGACGAAGACGAAGACAGCGAGGACTGATGGCCGTAGACCTCGCCAGCTTTCTCCGACGTTTCCCCGAGTTCGAATCGGCGAAGAGCTCGGGCATGGTCGAAGAAGCGATCCTCGAAGCGGGGCGCAACGTCGACTCTGGCGTGTTCGGTGACAAGACCGACGACGGGATCCGGTGGATGACGGCGCACCTCTTGGCGATTGGACCCTTCGGGCAAAACGCCCGGATGGTTTCGAAGGACGGATCGACCACCTACGAAAAACGGTATTGGAAACTCGTGGCGAGTGTGACCCCGGGGTTCAGGGTGGCGTGAAGACATGCCGCGCGCTGTACGCATCATCGATCGTGACCGAGGCTTCAAACGCCTTGTGAAGCGCATACGCCGGGGGGCGAACCCGCCCCCGGTCAAGGTCGGGGTGTTGTCAGGCTCGGGCGGGGAAGCGTCGGGCGAGGGTGGTCTGTCCGTGCTCGATGTCGCGTCGATTCACGAGTTCGGCTTGAATGGTACGGAGCGGTCTTTCATCCGGGCTTGGGCCGACGCGGATCGCGCGGAGCTCGAAGACGCGGAGAAGCGCTTGGCCGAAAGCGTGATCAAGGGCAGGGACACTGTCGAGAGCGCGCTCGAAAAAATGGGTGTGTTGTTCGCTGCAAAGGCACAGAAGTACATCCAGGACGGACGCGTAACGCCTGCGACCGTGAAGAGTGATGGCGATGGCAACACGACGCTCATCGACAAGGGCCAGCTAGTGGGCTCGATTTCACACGAGGTCGGGTAATGGCGATCCCGTGGGACACAGTCCGCCCCGAGTTGCTTTCGCTGGTCAACAACCTGAGCGGGCTTCAGACGATCTGGATCGACAAGCGCCGGCCGTTCACGGATCCAACCGGCCAGGCCTGGGCGCTGCTCCGTATCAGGACCGCGGTAGGTATCGGAATCGACGATCGTAGATACACGGATCTCGAAAAGGGTATCCCGGCCGCGACGCTCGAAGAAACGTTGAACGGCCATCGAAGGGTGAGTCTCGAGATTCGAGTCGAGAGCTTTCGCCACGATGACGATCGGTTCGCGTTCAATGCCGCGAGCGACATCGGGACACGTATCGGTTTCAACTCTTCGCTTGCTCGGTTGCGCGGCGTGAACATGTCGCTGATCCGCGTCGGGCAAGCGATCGATCTTCCGAACATCCTGAAAGACGATCGGATCACGTCGGTCGCTTTGCTGGAGGTGTTCTTGAATGCTGGGATCACCGCAGCCGACGGGGCAGCCGCGGCCGCCGATGCTGGCGAAGAAGATCCCACAGCAAATCATGTGTTCACTATCGAGAGTGTGGAAACCCCCGAAGGGACCTTTACGCCATGAGCCTCAACGACATTATCACCCTTTCGATCACCGCGAACACAACGACCGTGAGCAAGCTCGGTTTCGGTGTACCGCTGATCGCAACGCATCACGTCGTGATCGCCGCGCGCGTGCGCGAGTATGCGAGCCTCGCCGCGATGACGGATGACAGTTGGCCCGCGACCGATCCGGCCGTGCTCATCGCGACGAAGATTCTTTCGCAAAACCCGAAGCCCCCCACTGTGAAGATCGGCAAGCGTGATTCGGCGTTCACGCAGATCATCACGTTCACCCCGATCAACTTCACAGAAGATTACGTGTATACGTTCGACATCGTCGTCGGCGTCACGACCACTACGATCACCTATACCGTGCTGGCCGCGTCTTCGGTAGCCATCATCGCCACGGCGATGCACGCCCTGATCAATGCGGTCGCGGGGATCACGTCAAGCGACGACACCACGCACGTCACGATCACCACGGACACCGCCGGGGACCTCGTCGACTACGTCGGCTTTGACGAGCCCGACAATTTCTCGCTCAAAGATTCGACGGCAGATCCCGGCCTGGCCGCAGACCTGGCGCTGATCGAGGCGGCGGATCCTGATGGTTGGTACGCGCTGGTCCTGGACTCGAATAGCGAGCCCGAGATCTTGGCGGCCGCCGCGTGGATCGAGTCTCGCAAAAAGATCTTTCTCACGAACACCAGCGACAGCGAGTGTGTGGACAACGTCGTTACCGACGATGTCATGAGTGACCTGCAGGGGTTCTCATACGCACGCACGGCGATTCTCTTCTCACAGTCCCGCTTGCTCAACTGGTCCGGTGCGGCGTGGGCGGGCAACCGTCTGCCGAGTGATCCGGGTTCGAGCACTTGGGCCTACAAGACGTTGGCGGGTGTGTCGGTTGATTCGAACTTGACCGGCGGACAGGTGAGCGTGATCGAGAGCAAGGGTGGAAACGTCTTCCGCACGATTGCAAGCGTCAACGTGACGACGTTTGGCATCATGGCATCGGGAGAGTTCATCGACATCACGAGGTTCATCGACTGGCTCGATCAGCGCACGAAAGAGCGGATCTTCGGTGTGTTGATCAACAGCCCCAAGATCCCGTTCACGGACACCGGGATCGGAACGATGGTTGCTCAGGTCAAGGCACAGCTCGACCAAGGGATCACGGCCGGCGGACTGGCCGCAGACCCCGCGCCCCGCGTCGAGGCACCGAAGGCGGCCGACGTGAGCTCCGCGAACAAGGCTGCGCGCATCTTGCCCGACATCACCTTCCAAGCCACGTTGGCGGGTGCGATTCACACGCTCGTCATTTCTGGCGTTCTCTCGGTCTGATAGGAGCGATCCCCGATGGCACTCAAAGTCTACGATGCAAACGAAATCCTGATGATCATCGCCGGGATCCCTGTGACCAGCGGTTACGACGATGGTGAGTTCTGCCGAATCGAACAAGAGACCGAGGATTTCACCGACAAGGTCGGGACCGATGGCGAGGTCACCCGCAGCCGAACGAACGACAAGCGCGCCACGTGTTCCGTGATCCTTATGCAGTCCAGTTTGGGGAACGCGCTACTGTCCGCGCTCAACAACATCGATCGGCTGGCGGGCAACGGCGCCGGGGTCGGCCCGTTCCTCGTGCAAGATCTCCAAGGCACGGCGCTGTATGCGGCGGCCGAGTGTTGGATCTCGAAGCCACCCGACGTGAGCTTCGACCGGGAGCCTACCGCGCGCGAGTGGACGATCCGGATCGCCTCGCTCGAGCGCTTCGACGGCAGCAACTGATCACACCTAAGGCGAGAGAGGATAGGGCGACATGTCGAGGGAAACGAAGACGAAGACGATCGGTGAATACACCTACCACGTGACGCAGCTCGGCACGAAAGCCGGCGGCCGTGTCATGGTGCGCTTGATCAAGATGATCGGTGTAGCCGCAGGCGAGGCAATGCAGGACGCAGGCAAGGGTGCCGACTTCGACTTCGACGCCGGCACCGTGGGCAAGATCTTGTCGAACCTTGCGGGCACCTTGGGCGAAGCGGATTTCGATTACCTCTGCGATTCTTTCGTCGCGTCAACTGAGGTCACTGGGAGCGACTACGGAGACAAGCGCTTGTCGTTTGGCGACGTAGAATTTTTTGACTTCCACTTTGCGGGTTCCTACTTCGAGCTCGGACAATGGCTCTTGTTCGCGATCGAGGCGAACGGTTTTTTAGGCAAAGGGGGTCTCGCCGCGATGCTGCGACAGGCCGCCGCACTTCGCCAGGCTTCGCAAGACTCCGACAAGCAAAAAGGGTCTTCGTCGACATCCCCGAACACCTCCACGCAAGCTGGCATATCTGGCGCGTAGCGACCTCCCCACACATCCGTGACACCCTGATCGATATCGAGACCCTGTGGAGCCTAGACGATCTGTATGATGCGCACGACGTGATCGACACTCTTGAAGAGCTCGAGCGCAAGCGCCAGGAAAAACCCTGATGGCACTTCGAGAGATCATCGCGCGATTCGGTTTTCAGTTTGATCAAGCTGGGCTGAAGAAGGCACAGAACGGAATCGGTGGGGTGATCGGATCACTGCGCACGTTCGGTGCGGTGATCGCGGGCTCTGTGATCGTGCGAGGTGTGTCGAACTTCGTTCGCGAAGTTGTGGCCGCAGGCGATGAGCTAGGCAAGACCGCGGCCCAGCTCGGTGTTGGGGTGACCGAGCTACAGCGTTGGCAGAAGGCGGCACAGTTCTCCGGCGCCAGCGCGCAAGAGTTCAACACAGGGCTGCGCACGTTCGCGAAGAACGCGCTTCTGGCCCAGCAAGGATCGAAGCAAGCCGCGGACGCTTTCGGAATGCTGGGCGTCGATATCGAAGACGCTTCGGGCAATCTGAAAGAGAACACGGTCTTGATGCGCGAGGCGGGGCTAGCGCTTGGCAAGATCGAGAACTCCACCGAACGCGTCGCGCTCGCTCAGCAGCTCTTCGGGCGCGCGGGCACGAAGCTGCTCCCCTTGTTCGCGAAGACCAGCGAGGAGCTAGACAAGCTTCTGAATCGTGTCGATGAGCTCGGCGGGGGCTTCTCCGAAAACGCCGTGATACTGGCGGAAGACGCGGCCGACGCGTTTCTAGATCTGGAGATTGCTACCGATTCTCTGAAGAGCGCAATCGCCGAACAACTCTTGCCCTGGCTTTCTGCATCGACGCGACGCTTCGCCGAATGGCTCGGGGGGATCACGAAGAACGAAGCGGCCATGAACTCACTGAAAGCGATCGTGCTCGCGCTCGGGATCGCGTTGGGCAAGGCGGCGATTGCCAAGTTCGGTGCGTCTCTCTTGAGGCTAGGCAAAGCAGCGATCTTGCCCCTGCTCAAGTTCGCGCTTTTGTTCTTGGTGGTTGATGATCTGATCGCTCTCTTCTCCGGAAGGGGGTCTGTGATCGGTGTGTTCATCGACAAGATCTTCGGACCGGGATCCGCGAAGTCGATCGTCGACGCGATCAAGGGCATCGGCAAAGCCGTTTCCGACGTCGTCAAAACAGGGGACTTCAAACAGTTCGACGAAGATCTCGAAGACATCTTCGCGCCGCTCGGGTTCGACATCGTTTCCGATATCGTCTTCACGTTTGACATGATCGGCGAAGCGCTCGATCAATTCGGCGCCGAAACGTCCGAGGGCTTCGCGCTCATTTCGTCGGACGTTGTCGCGTTCGTGAAGAGCATTCCCGGCAAGATCACTGCAGGGATCACGGATATTCTAGTAGGCGCCAAAGAGCTCGGCAAAGCGATCGTCGATGGGATCATCGATGAGATCTTGGCCGGCGGTAAGAACATGGTGAAGGCGCTGGGCGACACCGTGAAAGGCGCAATCTCTGGTGTGAAGAGCTTGATCGAATCGAAGAGCCCCTCGAAGCTCGCGGCAAGAGAGATTGGCAAACCTCTTGCGGAGGGTGTTCCTATGGGTGCACTCGACGCAGCCCGAGGCGCGGCGCGCAAGACAGCGTCGGCGCTCTTTCGTGCGTCGGCCCTCTCTTCGCCGCGTTCGATCTCCGCGCCCGCGAGGGGTGCCGGGGGTGGGGGAGGTCCGACGGCAGCGACTTTCACTTCCACGCTCAACATCACGGTCAACGGTGGAAGCGCTAGCGACCCACAGATCCAGAAGCTTCGCCAGGGTGTGCGCTCGGAGCTTCGTGATAACCGGCGCGCTACACTAGAGGCTCTACGTCAAACCGTGGAGACCCCTTTGATATGACCGCCTTCATCGTTCCCGACGACGACTCAGGTCGGATTATCACGTTCGACGTGATCGAAAACGAGCTACACGAAAACATCGCGGAAGTGACGGAGCATCCGGTTGAGGTAGGTGCGAACGTTTCGGATCACGTCCGGCCGCTGCCCGATCAACTATCGCTCACGGCGTACACTTCGAATCAACCGATCAGAGTCAACCCTTTCACGCAACGGGGAGAGCTGATTTCGTTCGCGCTCGAAACCCCGACCTGGACTGTGCCCGTCGAAGCGACACCCGGATCCTTATACCGCGCGGGTTTGAGTGGTCTTTCGTCTCTGTTCGACGATCCCACGAACGTGAAGATTCTGGCATTCAGTGAAGAGTTCAACGCGATCTGGGAGACGTACGAAATCCTCCGAGAGTTCCAAACGAACGGGGTTCTTTTGCAGATCCTCACAGGGATCCGAACCTATGAAGACATGGTCTTAACGCGCGTGACCGCGCCTCGTAACGCTGGTGATTCGGGGGTCGCGTTCGGTCTTGAAGTGCGAGCGCTTCGCATTGTCGAATCTGGACAAGTCACGGCCGCCCCCGTTCCCGCGGACGATGTCCCCGGGGGCAAGCCCTTAGAGAACAAGGGCGGGCAGGGTGCGCAAGCGCCGGTGCCGGGTGAAGACGAAGCCCGCGGCGGATCGATCGCGTTCGAGATCCTTTCGGGACAGGGGTTGATCTGATGCCTGTGATCGTTCCCGTGTTCCCAGGTGAGCCCCTTTATCAGGAAAGGGTGCGCCTCGAGGATCGTGATTACATCTTCCGGTTTGACTGGTCCAACCGCGAAGGTCGGTTCTATATGTCGATCTTCAATCCCGACGGAGAGCCGCTCTTGCGGGGGATCAAGATCGTTGCCAATTGGGGGC